TCGAGCACTGGCGCGAGGTTTGCCGCGAATACTCGCTCAAGCTGGAGGCAATCGATGGCCAAGAAACCGAAACCCGTCCGCCGGCCGAAGCCTCGGCCGCCACGTAAGGGGTACTGACCGATGCCCTGGACCGCCCGTGACGCGACAAAGCACACGAAAAAGGCGCGGAGCGCTGTGGCTCAAAGGCAATGGGCAAAAGTGGCGAATGCGGTGCTCCAGAAAACCGGTTCCGACGCGCGCGCGATCCGCGAGGCCAACGCAGTCGTGGGGCGTCGAAAACGCAAACGAGGTTGATATGCTGAGGACCGCCATCGCGCTTATCGCGCTCGCCGTGTTGCTCACGGCCTGCGACTTCCCCCGCTGCGGCGTGATGTGGCCCTGCCAATGAAGATCACCGAAGCCGAGATTGAGGCGGCCATGGCCGCCCTCCTTGATCACCCGTTCGAGTATTCCGTCGAGGCTGGCGGCCGCTATGATGAGGACGAGGTGCGCGCCACGGCCGTTGCGGTTCTGGAAGCCGCCGCTAGGGCAAGGGGCAAACGGTGAGCAAGAAAACCAAACGGGCCAAGGTCGTATCGCTGCGCGGCGGCGAGATCATCCCGCCAGGCGAGCCGCGGCCGAACGTCATCGCGCTCGCCGAGCAAATCCTCGAGCGTGCCAAGTCCGGCGACCTGATGGGCCTGTCGGCCGTGCTGTATCATTCTGACGATACTCACTCGATGCGATCTGAGGGCCGTGTGACTTACGCCACCGTCGGCACCTTCGAGCGTCTCAAACACCTGTTGCTGCGCGACATGGATTGATCGCCCGTGCGTTGCCGCGGCCTTGACGCCGCGCGCAACCTCCCGCCGTGATCGACCACGACCCCAAATCCGGCTTACCGATCTTTCGCCCAGACGGCGAGGTGCTGCGCGCGTTCATGCGCGACAACGTCTCGCGCGTGAAGATCATCCAGGGCCCGGTCGGCTCCGGCACCTCATCGGCCTGCTGCCTGCACGCCTACCAGATGGGCATGGCGCAGCCCAAGCAGCGCGACGGCAAGCAGCGTTTCCGCGTCCACATCTTCCGCGAGACCTATCCGAAGATCGAGGAAACCACGCTCAAGACGTGGCTCGACTGGTTCCCGCCCAAGCTGTTCGGTCGCTTCTGGGAAACCAAGCCCTACCTGCACGAGATCCGGGTCGGGCCGCTCGAGCTCGACGTCACCTTCATGGCGATGGAGGACATTCGCGACGCGCAGTCCTACTTCAAGTCGCTCGAGACCTCGCTGATCTGGTTCAACGAGGGGCAGTTCACAAGCTTTGAGGTCATCCGCGCCGCCGTCGAGCGCGTGTCGCCGCCGCGTTATCCGGCGGTCAAGGACGGCGGGTGCGTGTGGGGCGGGCTCATCCTCGACACCAACGCGCCGCCAGCCGACCACTGGATTCCGATCATGCGCGGCGACAACCCGCCGCCCGATTGGATGACCGAGGAGCAGCGCCAGTCGCTGAAAAAGCCGCCGCTGTGGAAGTTTTACCTGCAGCCGCCCGGCCTGGTCGAGAAGTTCGAAGGTAAGACGCTAGTCGGCTATGAGCCAAACCCGAAGGCCGAAAACACCAAGTACCTGCCGCCCAACTTCTACATGGAAAAGATTGGTGGGCAGACCAAGAGCTGGATCGACGCCAACATCATGAACCGGTCGTCGGTGCTGACCGACGGCAAGCCCGTCTACCCCGACTTCCGCCGCGACGTGCACGTGGCCGACAAGCCGCTCGAGGTCATCCACACGTTGCCGGTTCTGGTCGGGCTCGACTTTGGCCGCCAGCCGGCGGCGATCTGCTGCCAGAACCTGCGCGGCCGCTGGCTCGTCTACCGCGAGATCATCGGCCGCGACATCGCGGCGATCAACTTCGCCCCGATCGTGCGCAGCGTCCTGCTGCAGTGCTTCCCCGATCACTCGCTCGACGAGCCGGGCGTCGCCTGCGGCTTCCAGTTCTGGGGCGACCCTTCCGGCGCCTTCGGCGGCCAGGCCTCCGACGAGACCCCGTTCAAGGTGTTCCGCAATCACGGCATGAACGTGCGCCCGGCGCCCGGCAACAACCGCCGCGTAAAAGGCAACGACGTGCTGCGCACCGAGGGCGTGAATGCAGTTCTGACTCGCATGATCGAGGGCAAGCCGGCGCTGCTCGTCGACCCCGGCTGCATCGTGTTCATCACGGGCATGTCGGGCGGTTTCCACTATCGCCGCGTGCAGGTGTCGGGGGATCGTTATCACGATCAGCCGGACAAAAACCAATACTCGCACGTGTGCGAGGCGTTCGAGTACGACGTGCTCGGCGGCGGCGAGGGGCGCAGCGTGATGAACCCCGGGCAGGTGCGGGCGGCGATCACCAACACGCGCCGGCCCTACAATCCTTATGAACAGCGGGTGGTGAGGCGGTGAAATGGAGATCGCAAGCAGCACCGTGCTGCGGCTGTGGCAGGTGTTCTTTTCCGATCCGCAGGCTTCAGGCTTCTGGCGCTGGTTCACCCGGCCGGGATTCCGGCACGTGGCGGCCGCGGCCTATTACGCCGATCAAGACCGTTGGGTGTTCGTGCAGCCGGCCCGGCACCGCCTCGAGGTGATGGTGCTGCGACCGGAGGAGGCGACGCGCTTCCTCGGCGAGCTCATCGAGCGCGCCACCGTGGTGCTGCAAGTCGAGGGCCGGGAGGATCGCCGCTTCATGCCGGCGATGTTCGGATGCGTCGGTGCGCTGCAGGCGCTGCTCGGCATCTCAGGCCCGTGCGTTGCCCCTTACGGTCTGTATCGGCACCTTCTGGCGAACGGCGCCAAAGTGATTGCGTCGAAGGAGCCCGCCCGTGAGCTTTCCGAAGCCCCCGCAGGAAGACCCGGCGATTGTGCAGCAGCGCAAGGATGAGCAGGCTCGCGCCGAGGCCGATCGCATCAAGGCCCTCCAAGAGCAGCTGCAGGGTGAGACGCAGCTGCGCTCGGGCGCCTTCGGGCTTCGCTCGCTGCTTGGCCGCGGCTCCTTAGGCTCGCTGCTCGGGTCGCAGTAAATGGCGGAAGTCACCAAGCTCAAGCCAACCGGCGGTACCGATCCCGACGAGGCGCTGTTCAAGAAACTGTGCAAGCGCATGGACCGCGCCGACCAGGACCGCAGCCGGCACCTGGCTCGCATCGCCGATTGCTACAAATACGCGATGCCGTGGCGGCACAAGTTCTACAACAGCAACCTGAGCGGCCAGCCGACAATCGACCTCGACGTGATCTTCGACGAGACCCTCGGGGTCGTGCTCGAAGACTTCGCGGCCGACATGCTCAACACCTTCACGCCGCAGAAAAACAACTGGCTGACCGAGCAGCCGGTCGAGTCGCTCGACAGCGGCGACAAGCGGCTGATCTCGAATGATCTGGCCGATCGGCAGCGCATCGTGTTTGCCGAGATGGCGCGGTCAAACCTCTATCAGGCGCTGCAAGAGGCCTACATGGACCTCGGGCCCGGCACGATGTGCATCCTGATCACCGACATCGGGGCCGACAAGCCGATCCACTGCGAGTGCATCCCGGCGCCGGACCTTTGGCTCACGCGCGGGCCCTACGGCCTGGTCGACGGCGATTTCCGACGCAAGAACTATTTCTGGGAGGAGGTCGAGGTGCTGTGGCCTGACGCCGACATGGCAAAGCTCGGGGTCGCGCCGCAGGACAAGGACAAGCAGGAGATCGAGGTTACCGATGGGTGCTGGCGCGACTGGGAAGCGCGTGACGACGAGACCTATCAGTACGTGGTCGAGGCCAAGGGCAAGATCATCGACAAGAAGACCTGGAAGGGTCGAGGCTCCTGCCCGTTCGTGACCGCCCGATGGGCGCGCGACTCGACCACCGCCTGGGGCGTCGGCCCGACCTATCGCACCTTGCCGGCAACGAAGACGCTGCAGCATCTGCGTTTCACCGATCTGAAAAACTACGACAAGTATGTTGACCCGCCGACCTCCTACGAGGACGACGGCGTCATCAACGTCGACAACGGCGTGCAGCCCGGCGACTGGATCGCGCGCGCCCCCGGCAGCCAGAAACCGGAGGCGATCGAGAGCCAGGCCAAGTTCGATGTGGCGGTGTTCGAGCGCGACGAGCTTCGCAGCGTGATCAAGCGCGCGCATTACCAGGACCGTCCCGAGCAGCTCGGCAAGACGCCGCCGAGCGCGACCCAATGGGCCGATGAGCGCGCCGAGCGCGCGCGCCGCATGGGTACGCCGGCCACCAATCTGGTCGAGGAGCTGCAATACGGCATCTATCGCCGCTTCGTTTATCTGCTCAACATCCGCAACTTGC